TATCAATGCTAACCACCGTGCGTGTACTAAAGAACCGCTGGTGTGGCAGGAGTGGGGTCGCATCCACGTTGGAGTTCAACAGCGACACGGGCCGCTTACTTGAGGCGGTGGATTTCAAAAATGAGGAGAATGAGCAGAACGATATTTGATATCGAGACGGATAACCTCCTCGATGAGATGACCATATGCTGGTGCATCGTGTGCCGGGATGTGGACACGGGAGAGGTGTCAACCTTCGGGATTGGTGAGATCGATGCAGCCTTGGAGCACCTCCACAATCAGGATGAGCTAATAGGTCATAATATTATTGGCTTTGATCTGCCTGCCTTGGCCAAGCTCTATCGGTTTCGGTTTGAGGGCAAGGTGACCGACACCTTGGTGATGTCTCGACTGATTCACACCAACGTAGGTGAGAAGGATCGCCAGCGGAATGCGAGGGCTGATTACATCCCGATGAAACTCATTGGTCACCACTCACTCAAGGCGTGGGGCCACCGCTTGGGTCTCCTGAAGGGGACGTACCTAGAAGACCACGGCTTTGATCACTACAGCGAGGAGATGCTTTGCTATTGTGTGAAGGATACCGAGGTGACCTACGCGCTCTACCACAAGTTGGTGGGGGCAGGGTGGGACAAGCGATGTCTCACCCTTGAGCATGAGTTCGCTAGTTGCATGTGTAAGATGGAGCGTAATGGTATCTGCTTTGATGCAGACAAGGCGCGACAGTTATATGTCAAGATAAGCCAACGAAAGCTGGAGCTTAACGACAGGTTACAGGAAATGTTTCCTCCAGATAAGCAGATCATGAAGTCTACCTTCTGGTTGGCTGACGGTAGCCTGTACGATACCAAGAAGGCAGCGGTGGCTGACGGCCATAAGGATATAGAGAAGGGGCCACACAAGGTGAAGCTCATAGACTTTAACCCCGCCAGCCGTGACATGATCGCTGACAGATTGAAGCGGCTAGGCTGGAAGCCTAGTGAGTTTACTGAAGAAGGCAAGCCGAAGGTGGATGAAGGGGTGCTCAGCACCACGTTCCCCCCGTCCTGTACGGAGGCTGTCGAGCTACTAAGGGAGTTCCTTCTGCTGGTGAAACGAATGGGTCAACTAGCCGAGGGGAGGCAGGCGTGGATGAAGGCTGAGAGGGGCGGGAGGATTTATGGCAGGATCAATACCAATGGGGCGGTAACAGGCCGCTGCACTCACTCCTCCCCCAACATGGCTCAAGTCCCTCGTGTGGGCTCTCCCTATGGGGCCGAATGCCGCTCTCTTTTCAGGGCCTCTGAAGGACACGTATTAGTGGGTTGCGATGCATCAGGCTTGGAGTTACGTTGCCTCGCGCATTATCTATACCCCTACGATAAGGGAGACTATACCAACAAAATACTAGAAGGTGATATTCATGTGGAGAACCAGAAAGCGGCTGGCTTACCAACTAGGGACGCTGCTAAGACCTTTATTTATGCGTTCCTCTATGGAGCGGGAGACGATAAGATTGGAAAGGTCATTGGCAAAGGGCGAGGTGCTGGACGAGTTATCAAAGAGACCTTTCTGGAGAGGCTCCCGGCGTTGAGAGAACTTAAGGCTTGCATCTCCAACGCTTTGAGCGCAAGAGACTTTCTTAAGGGATTAGATGGACGCCAACTTTTTATAAGAAGCGAGCACTCCGCTCTTAACATGCTCTTGCAAAGTGCAGGGGCTGTTATAATGAAGCAGGCTACCGTCAATCTGTATAACAAATTAACAGAACACGGATTGACGCACGGCAAAGAGTGGGCCTTCGTAGCTCATATTCATGATGAGTACCAAGTAGAGGTACTGCCAGATTATGTCGATCTTGTCAGAGATGAGGCAATAAATGGAATTAAATCAACAGCACGCGCTCTCAACTTCAGATGTCCCCTTGACGGGGAGACCCACACCGGGAGGACATGGGCAGAAACCCATTAGAAACGAAGCAAAAGGCGTGGCCGTGGAATTATTATTAAAAGCAGTCTTAATAGATAGAGGCTTCCTAGTGTCTGACCCCATACTCTCCACTAGCTATGACTTCATAACAGATTGGGATGGGGTCATCAACACGATACAGGTTAGATCAACCGCATGTCTTCAAAGACCGTCTACAATGGCAAGGGGGGGCTATTACAGGATAGAAGTCCCACAGGTGGGGGGGTTCTCCATTCTGTTGGCTCATGTAGCCCCGCTAAAGCAAACTTTTGTTATCCCTTGGAACGAGGTTGATCGTCGTTGGATTTGTATCCACAAGGAAAGGGTCAGTCGATATGAAAAATATAAAGAAAGGTGGAACCTACTTGAGGAGGCCCACTAAGATCGCCGTCCTTAACCAAGACTTTAAGATAGAGTGGCTGTCAACTGGTGAAGACCACGGCAATGTCGATCTAAATGAGTGTGTCATACAGGTGGTCACGAAGTACCCCAAGAAAACTGTAGTGGACACCTTCATACATGAGATTATACACGCCATTAACCATGCGATGGGTATCGTTGATGCAACAAGCGAGGAAGAGACCACCACAAGACTTTCAACAGGCCTTTGTACGGTGTGGCGACACAACCCAAAGGTTTTTGAATGGGTGAACAAACAGATGAGATCATGAAGACCGTATTATTAATAGATGGAGACATCATAGCTTACAAGCACGCAGCAGGCGGCGAGGTGGCTACAGATTGGGGTGACCATTGCTGGACACTACACACCGACACGAAGCAGGCCGTCCAATCTATGGATGCCTACATCAACAGCTTGGTCACCATACTTGAGGCCGATAAGATTGAGATTGCGCTTACAGGGACAAATGTTTTTCGTAAGCGTATCGACAAGTCGTACAAAGCGTCTCGTCAGAAGACTCGCAAGCCTATAGGCCTTGGAGTATTGCGTGAGCATATCATGACAAACTTGAGGGGCTCCATAGAGAATGAGCTAGAGGCAGATGACTTGCTGGGAATCTGGGCTACTGATCCCATGTTCCATGCTGGAGCGAAAAAGATTATTGTATCCATTGATAAGGATATGCAGACGATACCCTGTCACTTGTGGAATTCAAATCGCCCAGAGTTTGGGGTCAAAAATATTTCGCCCGAAAGTGCAAATGATTTTCACCTGTACCAGACCCTCGTAGGAGACTCTTCAGATGGTTACCCCGGTTGCCCCACCTATGGGCCGACCAAATCTAGGCGGTTGCTAGACAAGGAGGGCTCCGGGTGGCCTATGGTTGTTGAGGCTTTTGAAAAGCAAGGGAAGACCGAGGAAGAGGCCTTGGTTCAGGCCAGACTAGCGAGGATACTACGCATCGAGAATTATAATATTAGGACAAAGACCATTAAATACTGGAACCCATGAAAATCATAGGAATCAGCGGTAAAAAACAATCGGGTAAGGACACCATCTACCGTGTGGCTCGTGACATCTTTACAGAACTAGACCCTAAAGTGAGGGTAGGACGGGTGGCCTACGCCGATGCCCTCAAGGCAGAGGTGTCAGAGATCACAGGTTTTCGGACAGACTACATCGAAGAGAACAAGGATCGCTTTCGTGCTCTCCTCCAAGTGTGGGGGACAGAGTTCAGGCGAGAGTTCCACGGGTATGACTACTGGATTCAGAAGATGGGGGACATCCTTACCAGTAGTGAGCCTCACTACGATATCCTTTTCATAACTGACGTTCGCTTCAAGAACGAGGCCGAGTACATCAAGGAGATGGACGGTCAGGTGCTTCGCGTGGTGCGACGAGCTCCTGAGACCTACCGCACCCTACAGGACATGCCCGAACTAGATAACCACGCAACGGAGAACGACATGGATGACTACATTGATTATGACTACACCATCAACAACGACAAGAGCCCTGATGACTTAGTGAAGTCGGTCAGGGATATGCTCGCAACTTTAGGCTTGCTTGAAAATGCCGCTTGACTTACCCCTTAATTTTGCTAACGAGAAGTTGCCTCCTGTAGAAGAGGAGCTTATAATGTGGCTGAAGGAAGTGTATCCTGATAAGATGCCAGACGAGGTTGCCATTGGTGACATCCGTTATAAGCAAGGGCAAGTCTCTGTGGTAAGGACACTTACAGCAGTTCATGAGGAATTAAGACAACATGTGTTTCGGAGCCCCTAAACCAACAATGGCCGCTGCGCCACCACCTCCCCCACTCCCCCCTGTCCAACAAGTCAAGCCAGCACGGGTAGACAAAGGGCAAGGGACGAAGGTGATCGGAAAGAAAGGCGTGAGAAGGCGTGGGTCTGCTCGCAAATCAATGGTCATCGACCGCCCCACAGGTGTGAACCTAGCTACGGGTGGCGTGGGTGTCTATAGCGGCTGATGCATCAGACTCCTCTTAAGGCCTACTATAATACGTGCGAACACGGGCGCGACTCGTACCTTCGTCGGGCTAGAGATTGTGCAGAGCTTACGATTCCCTCGTTAGTTCCTCCCGAATCCAACTCAGCTTCCACCGAATTTGTTTGTCCCTACCAAGGGATCGGAGCGAGGGGTGTAAACAACCTCGCGTCTAAACTTCTGCTCGCCTTACTCCCTCCCAACTCACCGTTCTTCAGGCTGATCATAGATAAGTATGAATATGAAAAAGCATCACAAGGGCAGGCTGACCCGAACCTCAAGACCGAACTTGAGAAGGCTTTATCAGAGGTGGAGAGGGCTGTTCAGAGTGAGGTGGAGACGAGCGCGATACGAGTGGGAGTCTTTGAGGCACTCAAGCAACTCGTGGTAGCAGGCAACGTGCTGCTCTACGTCCCTGATAAAGGAGGGCTTCGGGTCTTTAATCTAGATCGTTACATCTGTAAGCGAGACCCAATGGGCAACGTGCAATCTATTATTGTAAAAGAAAGCGTTGACCCAGCCATGCTGCCCGAAAGTATTCGGGGTCATCTTCAAGAGGTAGGGCATGACACAACTACGGGTGGCCTCACCAGTAACGAGAGAAGTGTTGACGTTTATACTGGAGTCTACCGCATGGGTAACAAGTGGGCGGTCAGGCAGGAGGTTGCTGACCAACCTATCCCAGAGGCTGCAGGCTCTTATCCCATCGATAAAAGCCCTTGGCTCCCCCTAAGATATACAAGAGTTGAGGGTGAGGACTACGGAAGAGGCTTTATTGAGGAGTATTTTGGTGATCTTAAGTCTTTAGAGGGGCTGACTCAGGCTATTGTCGAGGGTGCTGCCGCCGCAGCAAAGGTATTATTCTTAGTAAATCCCAATGGAACCACACGCCCACGCACTCTGGCTACTGCTCCTAACGGTGCTATTGTTCAAGGCAACGCGGCAGATGTCACGGTCTTGCAGATGGAAAAATTTGCCGACTTCCGAGTGGCTCAAGAAACAATAAGTCAAATCAAGGAGCGACTAGGCTTCGCCTTTCTGATGAACACCGCCATCCAGAGACAGGGTGAGCGAGTGACGGCAGAAGAGATCAGATTCATGGCCCAAGAGCTTGAGGATGTTCTTGGTGGGGTGTACAGCATCCTGTCACAAGAGTTTCAGCTTCCATTGGTTAACCGATTGATGGATCGCATGGCCAAGACAGGTCGCCTACCTAAATTACCTAAGAAAATCATAAAGACTACGATTGTAACAGGGCTTGAGGCGTTAGGCAGGGGGCATGACCTTAACAAGCTGGACAGTTTTATCGCTGGGGCTTCCCAACTACTGGGAGATAAGTTTTCCACTTATGTCAATATGAGTGACTACCTCAAACGAAGGGCTACCTCTCTAGGCATAGATGTTGAAGGTCTCGTGAAAACTGAAGAGGAAATCCAAGCGGAACAGCAGCAGGCAATGAGTCAGCAAATGGTTGATAAGGCGACCCCCAATCTCGCCTCTGCTGCTGGGAAGATGGCTACGGAAGACCCAGCGAAACTTCAAGCTATGGCGGGAGCCATGCAACAAGGCATGCAACAATAATATGCCACGAACAGATAAAGAACGAAGCAGAGCTAGGCAGATGCTCAAGATTCAGCAGGAGGGTGCGCGAGCCAAAGGTAAGGTTCATGCAGCAGCCCTTAAAAAGGTGAGCCG